ATATAAGTGCCTTGTACAGCTTCTTCGTATGTATTAATACCAGTTGCTTTGCGACCATTTGGACTACGAGCTACCCAAGCTGGGATATCTAAACACATACCATAGTCCATGTATGCATCCATCCAAGTAAGAACTAGTTCACGTTTCTTCTGTGCTTTAGGACAGTTAGGATTCTTCCAATCACCTTCCCAAACACCCTTACCGATCTGAAAACCACCCGAGTCACCTAAGATAAAACTACGGCTACGATCTCTATTACGCACCATATCTTCTTTTGGGCTAAACTTATTAACATCCAATTCTGCGTGACCTGCTGAATATAGACTCCAGTGATATGGAAAGTATGCCGCATCAGGGTTAAGCCAGTTTAAGCCCTCTATACCATTTTCAAAGTCCGCTGGCATCCGAGTAGAATCAACATATAATCCCTTTACAGGATCGGGGAAACGTTGCTTGCCTACGTAGGTAGCATAAAAACCTGATAGTGCAGGTAAAAAGACAGCATAGTCTTTTTGTTTACTGGTTAAATTATCTATTTCATGTGCCACTTTTTTCTTCCTCGTAGACCAACGCTTCTATCATCTTAAACTGTTCGTAAGCTGATTTAAGTGTTGGGTATTTCTCCATCTTAGCCTTAAGATCGCGATCTTCGTGCATTCTTTCCTGAGCCCAACGTATAGCTTCATCAGCAGTCCAGCTTAGACCAATACTAGCATTTTGACTAATGTTAATCCAACTAATACCATCAAACACCTCCATTTGTTGTGTCATGGTGTTGTAGCGCACAGTACCAGCACTCTGCCCGTTGTTGTTAATGTACGGAGTGCTGTATGCGCTACTAGTCAAATGCGGGCTAGTAATATCTAAATTTTTAATCATTTATTTGCTTTGTGCTGGTAAGATGTAGTTGTATGTTGCCATACCGCTGTCAACAGTGATTTGAGCCGCACCTTCATCACTGATACGGAATGTTTTATCGCCGGGCAAATTAAGAATACTAATAACTGCCGCAACTGGCCATGACCAACCTTTGGTTAATGTGCCTGCAACATCACTTTGGAATACAAAGTTACCAGCGTGACTACTATGATCACCAAAGAATAGTTTTAAGTCAGTGCCTTCTGTTTTAGCAGTAAACGTAGTTTCGTCACTGTTGGCACTTGCTTGGAATTTCAAACGTAAAATGTTAGCAACAGTTGGTTGGAATTCAACATTCCATCTAACACCTTTAAACTTAACTGTTTTAAGTTTATCGTTAACGATTTCAGAACTCATAAAACGATAGTCGTTTTTAAAGTCGCCTGCTTTGTTTTCAAAATGTAGGCCTACTGGGACTGATTCGCCATTGCGATCCTGTTTAGTTAATGAAATCTTAGCATCGTCTTTGTATTCTGGAATGTTAAGAATAGTGCTTAGTTTGCTTAAATTTGGCATACCAAATGTACCAACAAACTCTGGCACTGGATTGTTTACTTTTGCCTGTACAATAACACTACGATCCTCTGCAATTGCTTCGATGGTTGTTTCTGTATCTGTTCCTGTTATCTTAACTAAATCGATAATACCTAAGCCGTAAGTGTTTTTAACGATGTCTAATAAATGATCACGCATGTAGTTCTCCTAATAAAGTGTTATAATGTATTGTATATGATGTATTTAGAAAATGCAAGAGGTATGGTAAAATTATTTGTTAATTATTGAACCTAATACCTGGTGTGCTTTTGATGTAGCTAGTACTCCTGGTTTTCGAGCGTCTATTAACAATATACATTTCTGATTGATAGTATCGGAGATCAAGTCTTGTACTGCTGTAATCTCAAATCCAATATTGTTAAATAATTTTTGTATTACTAAATTAGCGGCATAATTAAAATACTTTTGTTCGACTAATGTACCGACTATACATGGATGTTTAATCTGTATAGTACATACTAAATTTCCGCCAGGCCGCAATAAGTTTAGAAACGCAGATAGATAATTATTGATAGAATTAATATTGAAAAAATTTAGAAAATCACAGCAGGCAATAACTCCGAATTGTTTCTGAGGCAAGGCAGAAAAAGTTTGATTCCTTACAGTATACAAACGTAAGCGTCGTTGATATTCTACAGAATAATTGATATTTATATCCGGTATTAAATTTTCTCTCGAATAAATTTGCCCGTCAACACCAATGGATTCGTGTTTTATGAGATATAACGGATCTGCAGCCACCATACAATCAACCCATTCTTTTGATAACGGATTAATTTGTAATCCAGGATAATGCCAGTCGCAATGACTTTTAATTTTAAATAATACCGTGTTTAATGTAGTGTCGTTGAATAAAATTTCACCAGGATATAAATATGTTTCTAAAAATAACTGTATAAATTCGTTAGACTCACACAAACTACTAATTTTATTCATTTCGATTAAATCTGTTAATTCTGTAGTTACAAGATCAATATCTTCTTCAATTTTTGAAATTAGTAGTTTTATCGAATTGATACTATCATTTACATTTACGCCATTTTTGTGCTTAAACGATTTAACACTTGTTGAAGTTAACCATTGTCTTTCTTTAGCTACTCGTTGACTTTCTTTAGCCAATCGTTGACTTTCTTTGGCTAACCATTGACTTTGCTTACGTAAGCCATTAAATTCGATAGTATTTTCTTTTAAGGTTCGCTGATATTTTTTTGCAACTGTGTGTAGTTTGCCTGTGTAAACAATATCAGAGTCTATAGAAAATGCGTCATTAAATTTCCCTGTATTAACCAGTTGAACCATCTGGTCTCGCAGCGAAATTAATTCATCTAATTTTTTCTGAACTTCATTCATTAGTCAAAACTAAACAATGCATCGAATGTAGTTTTAATGTCTGTGCTTTCTGTAATATTCCATTTAAGCACACCTAGTAAGTTTTCTACTTTTTGATCAACAATTGTCGATTCCATTAGGTCATTATCAAACGGTAAGTCCTTAAACCATTGCGGAATATGAGTGCCATCTGTTGGATAACCCACACTAGTAAACCCGATTGGATTATCTTTAAGTTTACACACAATAGTCTTCATGCCATCGACAATACTAATTGAATAGTTATCACCATGCATACGCTTTAAGTTATTCCAGTTCATGGCTGCACGTACATGTCCGGGCATGTTAGCACGACCTTCACGTTCTTCTGCTTTGGTAAACTTGGTTAGATTGTTTACACGTTTAGGTGTACCTTTCTCCCAAGCAGGTCTGTCTTGGAATGCTAGTTTAAACTCGCGTACCATGTCAATAATAGCAGTTTTATCTACACCAGTAAGTGCCGCTAGCAAAATCTCACTCAGGAAGTCTTGTACAACTTTGGGTGTATCACTACGTTTCAAATCCAAGCCCATAGCTTTAACTTTACCGGGCTTGCCATGTGTATCCATTCGTTTACCATCTAAGTCTGTAATCAGTACAGCATAGCGTTTCTTTTTAATAAACAAACCTTTACTTGCAACCAGCTCACGCCCGCCTTTAATTACACTGCCCATACTGCGTGGTACATGAAATCTACGTTCCATCATAGCAGGAAAGCTCTCATTGACCTGATCCGAAATGTCATCATATAACTTAATAGCAATACTAGGATTCCATTCCATATTACCTGCGGCAACTTCATCTTTGATCATTGGCCACGCACTAAAGTAACAGGAGTCGGTATCACCGTAGATAATAGCATCACCAGTGTGATCATACACACCTGTAATACATTCATTGATAAACGCATCCATATGTCGAGCGATAGTTCGACCAGTAAGTGTAGTTGACTGTCCAATACGCTTGTCAAAGAAACGACAGCCCGGATTAAGTAGGGCACCATACAAACTGTTCAAGTTAATCTTCTTAACCAACTGCCTCTTATCCCAGAACGCAATCTCTTCTGAGTCAGTGCATGAACGCATCTTGGCCTGCAGTTCTTTACGTTCAGCATACCAACGTTTTAGTAATCCTGGAACAACTGCTTCTTTCTCAAAGCTAAAGATAGTACCGTTGGCACTAAGTATCCATGGTTGATTACTATCGAATATCAACTTCCATACTTCTGCCGCACTGTGTACAGTACTTTCACCAGACGTTTCCCAATCAATGGTAAGTTCAACGCCTTCCTTGCCCTCCATAACCGCAGTATACTCTAAAGTAGCAAACAAGCCCTCCCAGGCATCGGCAAAACTTGACTTATTAGCCATCTTTTCATTGATGTAATGGTCTGTCATGATAGGACGTATCTGTCCGATAATTGACTCTGGACCCATGTTAAGCGCACGAATAGCACTTGGGTATAATGAGTTAATATCAACTGACCCAATCCAATCATGCATGCCTGCTTTTGGAGTAGCTACATAAGCACCAGCCGCTTGTGTATCACCCATGTCATCTCTATTCTTACGATTGGGAACAATTAAACCCTGTTGATGTGCTTCATTGATAATAGCCTGTTCTGTAACTGCTACAGCACCCATTGTTGTTTGTAGTAGCACTGTGTTATCGTGTGCTAGTTCGTTAGCGAGGTCTAAGAAGCGTAGTTTCTTATCTAGTTTGCCTAGTAACATAGTATCTTGGCGGTTATAGTCGATGAACTTAGGAAAGTCTTTGTTGTACAACTGATCCAATGTACCTTCATAGGCAACCTTACGCTCATCTAACTCATATTCACCAATAGCATCTAAACTATAACTATGACGTTCTTCATAGGTGTATTTACGGTATAGTTGCATATAGTCTAAATGCACCCTACCAATCAAGTCAAAAGTGATGTTTGCGGCACCAAAACGTTCAAATTCACGCTGTTTTGGGTACTGCCCCCATAGACAAAAGCGTCTAGTGTCATCTTTGCTTAACACACGTGTAACACGCCCAATAGTATATGGAATATCATAGCCTTCACTGTTCCAGCCACTTAGTACGTCTGCATCATCAATTAGATTAAGGAATGTATCCAACATGTCTGCTTCACGTTCGAACATAAAACAGTTTTCATATTGGTCACATATTTCTTGTGCAGTTTCCCAACTATAGCTTTTGGGCGGAATAACTAGTGTAACTAACTTGTCTAGCCAATCTAAGTACACTGATATGGCTGTGATTGGATTGAATGGATCACTTGTTGGCGCATACCCACGTGCTGGGTCAAAGTCTGTTTCAATATCCCAGAACGCAGTTTGTAGCTTAGGAGAATCGGCGCCGAGATAGTTATCTGATAAACAACGAAATACAGGATTGATATCGCTTTCCCAAATACGTTTGTTGCCATTAATGCGTAGTTCTTTGTGAAACTCTTTGCCGATGCGTGTACTAAAACGGCTTACAGGTGTATCGTAGATAGTACGATGTTTGCCTCTAGGGTCATCATAATAAAACACATAGTTTGCTGGATATTCTTTATATTCTCTGACACCGTTGTTGCGTTCAACGATATGGATACGATCTTTAGCACGATCGAATAGTGCGTCTACATAACTCATTTACTCTCCTGCCATTTATAGCTGGCTAACTTTTCTACATGCTCGTAATGTGAGCGAAACTATGTTAATAATAACTTAAAATAACCAAACAAGTCAATGATAAAAATGGTTGAACTTGTTAATAGTAAACCAAAACTTCCACGACTCCATGCTGAGTAAATGCTTATCGCTAAACAGCAAAAGAAAAGTGGATAGACTACTAAGAATGGTACATCGGGCACGGTTACAGCAAATGTAACAACAACGATGATATTCAAAAACCAATTAAAAGTTTCTAAACAAAGTCTTACAGGATGACTATGCCAATCACGTTTAATAAAATTAATTGTTTTATGGTAATCTATCATGGTCTGTTTCCATTAAAATTTACTCGTATGTCTTGAAGGTTTGCTTCAATTGTCTGCCTAAAATGATCAAGATCTTGTTGGCTAAATATTTCTCTTTCTGATTGATGATATACTTCTATTAACTCGTTAACATTAATAATCAAGTTATAATAGTTATAAGGTGATTTACCCTTAGACACATCAACCACAATACCAAAATCTTTCATTAGGCAATATGGATCTGAGAGTAAATCTTCGTAATACACATCAACTACCTGTTTAAACTTTGTTCTATCAATAACCTGATAAAACATTTTTTGATGTCGAAGACATTCTTTAAATTTTTGAGTGTCAATAATATATGGAGTTATGTGTTTATTTGTGTAACTAGTAAATTCATTAGTTACTTTTGCTAATTCTGTACTCAATACCGATTCAAACAGATTTTTTCTTTGACTTACTATAGCAATAAAATCTTCAGTTGGTGGTTTATATAACGGGTCATGGGTATGAACCACACCATCAGTGAATCCAAAATCTTGATCACTTCTTCTGCAAGTATTAACCTTTTTGCAAAGATTGTTGATAATCAAATGAGAACCTGTTCGACCAGCAGTATAAACCACAGCTGAAAATTTAGACATTAAAGTGTGCGGCCAACCGTTTCTAAAATATCAGTAACAGTTTCGTGATCTTGATTTGTCTCGCCAAATTTAGATTTTTGTGCAATTTTAATTGCTTTCTTAAGTAAGCCTGGTTTAATTTCTAATTCTTCTGCTACTGCTTTGATTGTATCGCTAAGGCCGGCACTTAAATCTTCTACTTCTTGCAGTACTTGTACGCCTTCGTTAACGATTTGAATAAGTTTTGCCTTTTGTTC